GCCACATTTTATTCGTACCAAGGAACTGATCTTCTTTGTCGCCCTGCTCAAAATGTGGTTTTCGGGTCCATGATCAATATTGACTCAAACGCTTTTGCTCTTCTAGTGAAAAACACAAAGCCCACAGCCGTAGCTGTTCAGCCATTAGGTAGTCGTCAAGTGTATTTCAATAACGGCCAGCAGTTACCTGGTCCCCAGATGCCGAATGACGGAAAGATTTACATGCGTATTCGTTCCAACAAGGCGGACGACGACAAGAAAAAAGCTACCAGCAAATTCGTCAAACCTGTGACTCAGGCGAACGTTTCCGGAGCTCAAACGACTCAGCGAAACAGTAGCGGATTACTGGGGGCTATTTCAAATTGGTCACATACTCAGGCGGCTGCGAACGGCTGGTTCTCGTTAATCAATGTGTTTCTCATGGTCATATCTATGGGTCTGGCAATTTATGCCGCGTACGCATATAACGATCAGGTGGCAGCTCTGCTTACCCTGAACGATAAAGCTCGTACATTTGCGCAGTGGTTGCGCGGTAGTGTTGCGAATGGCGTATCTAATATTTCCTTACCCAGCATAAACTTAAAAACTCCAGCGGCTTCTACACCGACAAGTTCGTTATCTAAGTCTACGGGAAGTCGCAGTTTACTCTAGTGGCGACGTTCATCCCAGTATGTCTCGTACTCTTCTGGCTGCTCGTCCCATGCTGACTCACCTTCTTCGTCCTCAATAGGAGCATCATCATTATCCAAAGCTTCCTGAACCTTGTCACGCTTAATACGAATCTTGCGTTCTACCGTTTGCCACTCGCCATCTTCAGTCTTAGGTTTGGTCTGTGGCTCGGGTTCCGGCTCTTCATCTTCTTCGATCACATCATACTCATCATACTTCTTATCGTAGCGCGAATACTTTGACCTAGTCACAGGGATTGTGAGTTCCTTAGTAGGAAGAGTATACGCCGTGGGGGGTTCCACGATCTTAGATAGGAAGCTTGGACCTTTGAAATTACTCACTGGCTTATGGCTTGGTACAAACGCAGGAAACTCAGATTCAACTATCTTAGTTTCCTTCTCCGGCTGCTGCTTCTCCTTACGATTGCGCAAGTGGGGCGGAATGTAGGACATGTTGGTGAGATAAGTACTTATTAGAAGAGAAAATCCGTTTTAAAAACGAACTTACACCTTCAAAGATCTAGACATTCAAAGATGACGTACGGTGTTTCTATCGCCGCAAACGGTACGGTTTCGGACATCCAAATTCCCGCAAAGACTGCGGATGTTCTGGAATGGATTCGGAAGAAGTACAAATCTCCTGAATTTCAGTTTCAGGGGAAGATTCAGGATCCGTTGAATGAGACTCAGTGGTTGTCGATATTCGCATGTGCGTGCGATAACCCCGAGATGATGAACAATCATATGCTTCCTTCGCCATTCGACGAGGAAACGTATTCGGGTAACATTGTTGTGCTAGCGACTTTATCTGAAGATCAAGATCAGTACGACCTCCCTATTTCCGAGTACAAGAATCTAAAGGCGTCTGATTACAACGCACTGTATCAAGAGTGGACATTCGCAGATAACGAGGAGGAGGGTGATGCAGAAGTAGAGGAAGGTGAAGAGGACGAAGAAGATGAGGAGGAGGAAGAAGAAGATGAAGCTCCTCGGGAACTTGTTCACTCTCGTCCAATTCATACTCGGTCTAAAAATGTGTTCGTAGACTGCGCTATTCGCGATAAGGTTGTGGAAAACTTCACGGAACTTCTCGAAGCAGATATGGCTAAGACGCTCGAAGAGTCTGTTCTTCATGTTATCAGCGATCAGGCCTTAAAGGAAGGTATTGATGTGGACTGGACCAATAAAGTGTTTTGGAGTATGTATCGCAGTCGCGCAATTTCCATTTATGAAAACTTGCGTAACGGATATGTCAAGAACTCTGAGAACTGGATTTCAAAGCTGAAATCTGGCGAAGTTACACCTCGTGCGTTTGCTGAGATGACGGCTGTGGATATGTGTCCTTATCGCTGGAAGGCTTCGATTGAACACTTTATTGAAACTGAGAAGAAGATGTATTCGAAGAACCAGAATGCGTCAATCTTCCTCTGGTGTTCGCGTTGTAAGAAACAGGCTAAGTGTGATTATTATCAGCTTCAGACACGGTCGGCAGATGAACCGATGACGACGTTTGTGACTTGTCTGGAGTGCGATCGGAAATGGAAGTTTTAAGTGGGTTGGAAATAGGTATCTTAACACTAACTACAGAATCTCCTGGAATCAGGACGGAAGGACGCGGACTGCGGTACATTGGATCAAGCATCAGTTCCGACATTTTTCCTTTCATTCCTCCAATTAGGGGCGAATCTAGGTCAGAAGGGTAGACGTAAATAGGATCAAGACCATTTGTGATTTCAGGTTTAGTGACTTCTGGTGTAGTGTCTCCAAACTTCTTCTTGAAATCCGCAATAATTGGATCGGGTATTTGAGGACTTGTTTCTTCTAATCGTTGAGTCTCGTCCCTCACGATTTTTAACATATCTTTAGCTGCCATACGTTCACTTCTTGGAAGAGATAACTCTATCAAGATGAATTTATATATCTTTTTGTACGTTATATCAGCTATACGATGCGATTCTGACCTTTTTGCCCAACTGAAATAGTTAGATACCGTTGTTAACAGACCTACGGACAATGTTATAATGCCGATAGTTACATTTGCGATTTCAGTCTTTGCAAACAACGATGTTGTTCCAATTGAAGCAGATCCGGCAAGGGTTGCCATCACAATTGATGGCAATGTTATGGCAGTGTGTAATCTAGAATATCTCTTTTCAGATCTGTCGTGAAGCCACGAATAACATAAACATCTCTCGCCTTCGTCCGATAGTATTTTTTCCAATTGAGAATTCCATGAGACAATACCCAGATTGTCGTCCATTGTAAATTTGTGCGTAATAATTAATGGGTCAGTGGGAGCTTCATGATAAGCATCCATCTACATCTTTTGGAAAAATAGTTAAGCGCCATATTGGCGCAGCTGACGCAGATAATGTTGATCGTATGCTGAGTGCATACGAAACTCTGTACAAGGGCAAGTACAAGTCTCCCGAAGATATTCGTCGCTCGTTCACGAAAGACGGTCAGCCTCTTTTTACACCTGTTCAGGCGAAGTCGGTATTTCGACAGATCAAGAAGCATCAGACGGGGGGTGAGGCAGACCATAAAGGAATTGGAAGTATTTTCAATAAGTTTGGGTCGGATCTAGTTGATATGGCGGCTGGAATTACGCAGCCTGCACCTCCAAATGCCGCGGTTCAGGGAGCTGTAAAGTCCGTCCAACTCTTTATCCGCATAATCATTCCCTTTGTATTCGTCTTGGATACTCTGGAAAATATCCCGTTATTCGGAGACCTGATAGGTGCTTCCCTTGACGTTACCGCAGCTACCCTTCCTGTTATTGCATCGAATATCCAAACATTTACTCCAGCCTTGGTAGGTCTCATTCCTCTTCCATTGGCAGGTACAGTAGGTATTTTTCTAGGGTGGCTGTTCTCTATGTGGTTCTTATGGTTAGCGGCGGTGATTGGTATGTCACGTAAAGATTTTGGAGCAGCTCTAGAAGCTACATCTGGTATGGTTCCAGTCATTGGACCTGCTTTGATGCGCGGAATTAAGGCGGTTGAAACAGTTGGGACAAAGTTCTATAATCGTGCTGACCGTATTTCAGAATCAATTTCTCAAGCTTATGGTAGTTTGATGGGTGCCGTTGAGAACGCAAAGAATACAGTTAGCAGTATGGCAGCTTCTTCAAACTTGAAAATGCCGTCAGCTTCAGATATTAAACAAACGGCGACCGAAGCCGTTAAGATTCCAGTCACGGCGCCGTCTACACCGACAAGTCAATCAACTGCAGAAGTTAAACCCGAAGACGCCAAAACTTCATTTGAACCAGTACCTCCACGTAAGAAAGGTGGTAAGCGATTTTCAACGAGGAGGCATAAAGTACACAAATGTCCGAAGACACGACGGAACAAGTGCGCAACGTACTAAAGGAATGGGTTACTCTTGATGATCAGGAACGCTCGCTAAAACTTCAAATCAAACAGATCCGAGACAAAAAGGCTCAGAACTCTGAGCACATTTTGAAGTTCATGCGCGACAATTCGGTTGACGATTTCAAGCTTGAAGGTCAAGGAAGCTTGTCTCGTTCGGTCCGTACATCTCGTCCAGCTCTGAGCCGTGACAAGATTCGTACCCAACTTCTTATCCAGTTTGCCGATCAGCCTCAGCGTGTAGCTGAAGCTTTGCGATCAATTGAGGGAGGCGGAAATCAGGATGGAGATGATACGCCTCCTATTGGAACTCAACGTGAACTACTTGTTCGCCGAGTTCCCCGAAAGCCGTAGAATGGCTTCTTTAGCCGCCAATTGTTCGGCCTGCTTTTTCGTAGGAGCCGTTCCAATACCTAGATGATTCCCTTTCTCATCTACGGCTGCCATAGTGTACTGATTCGTGGCTGCAGAAATCACGGCGTATCCTGGAGTATGATGAAACTTGGCCTGGTACAGTTTCTGTAGTTGCTCCTTGAAGTTTCGATTATTCATCAGGATTTTGGGAATGTCAATGTAGGTTTCAACCAGACAAATTACAAAGGAGTACATGATCTTGAAATCGTTACCGGAATCGGTCCACAAAGCTCCAAGAAATGCTTCTAGGATATCTCCTAGTTTCTTGAAGTTGGCTCGTCCAGAACACACATCTTCATTGTGACGTGAAATGATGTAAAACTTATCAAGTCCAATTTTCTGGCTTAAAGATCCCAACATTTCATTACACACAATCTCCTTCTTCAAATCTGTCATAAATCCTTCGTTCTCTTCAGGGTACCGTTTCATAAGGTACGTTGAAACACACGCACCCAGAATTGAATCGCCCAAATGTTCCAGACGTTCATACGATTCGTCAAATAGACCTAGGCATTCCCTCGGCTTTTCAGCGAGTTGAGCAGGTTCACCAGTTGGCGAAGTGTACTCTGTTTTCTTGACGTAAGACGAATGAACCATCGCTTTCTGAAAGAGTTCAGTGTTGGTCACTACAAACTCGCATCCGTGCTTCGAAAGAATCGCTTGAATATCAGGTTTGGTAAACAAGCGGTTCTTTGAGTTGAATGGGTTGTACTGTACTTGCTGCATATTGTTGTATTCTTATTTCTGTTAATCTACCGTAAGTCCGTTTTTATGAAAAACCTTTTCAGGTTGATTTTCATAGTTGTTTAAGATATTACTCATCCTGCTCACCCGGAACTGTACGCGTAAAACTGAACTCTGACGCTACGAGAGTGTGCTTCTTCGTCTCAATAATGTACTTCACAAGTTCGTCGGGATTTACTGGACCACCCTTGGTAAAGTACTGTCCTACCAGATCCTTCAGATCTTTCTGAGAAATTGACCAAGGCTTTACCCATTCATTTGGACGCTTGAATGAGATGGTAGATCCGTCTTCTTCAAGCTTAATTTTCTTGATTGCGTCATACTTTGGATCACGGATAATACCAGCAATTTCCAGTTCTACGACCTTACGCGCATCGCGTTTCTCATAAACTCGCTTATTTAGTTCACGGAGCTGGTCATCAATCTCTCGGTACTGCTTGATACAGGATTTCAGATCGTTCATTTTACGAGTTATGTGTTCTCAAGAAGATTATCCGTTTTCAATACAATGTACTTCGATGCTCGCGAAGTAGAAAACCTGCGTAAGGTTTTCAACAAAGAACATTCCGGATCCAAACCAATTCGTCCAGGCGAACCTTCGGTTGTGTGGAAACAGATTCAGAAGAAGCTGCAGGATCAATGTGACAAATCTACGGAATGTATTATTCTTTCACTGATATCTAAACCTAAAGCTCCAGGTTCATGGAAATCTAATCCGGAAGAATGGTTGTCATCTACTGATATTGATGCGATTGAAAAACAGTACACAAAGGTCTTTTCTGAATACTATTACGTAGGAGCTGTGCCGATAGATTTCGATAAGAAGTCAAGTTTAGGAACATGTTTAGTTAGTTCGTTGTGTTCTTTGGATATCAAGGCACTGTATAAAAAAGGGTATCGTCAGATAGGAGTCGTATTTAATACTGATAAAAGTACTGGTCCGGGAGAACATTGGATTGCATTGTTTTGTGATATTCGTCCCGAACTTGAGTACCCTCGCATAACATATTTTGATTCATATGCCGAAAAACCTGAGAAGGAAGTTGTTCAGTTAATGAAGCGGTGGTCGGAAACATGGGATGAAACTAAGATTCACAGTAAGCCAATGAAAGTTACGTATAACAAAACTCGCCATCAGTATGAGAATTCGGAGTGTGGAATGTACTGTTTGTACTTTCATTTATGCTGTTTGACAGGAACGTCGATGGAAGATCGTATTCCAGATAAAGTGGTAAGAGGTTTTCGCGGTTTATTATTTAAAGTATAAATGGATCCCCCCGAGACATGGTACAGATGGTTTAAGTTTGGAACAACAATAGTCCTTAT